AAAACCGACAGGGGCTTCGGCCCCTGTTTTTAAAGGAACATCATGCCTAATACCAAGTCTGTAGGCGTTGCGTTTAGCGACCCTGAACTGACCTCCGGCACAACGATTACGGGGGCAATCATCGACAGCACGTCGAAGGTTTTGTCCAACATCGCCAACGGTCTTACCGCGTCTCAACAAGGCGCGACTATCACCACCACCGGCAACAGCGACGTTTTCATCATCGCCCCTGCGGCGGGGGTGCTGACTTCTGCTGTGTTTTCGGGTGTGGACGCGCTGGCTGCAAGCGACACCAACTTCATCACGTTTTCCGTCACCAACCTTGGAACTACGGGTTCCGGCTCCGCCGTTATGCTGGCGGCCACCGATGCCAATACGACCAAGACTACTGGCGGAACTGCGCTGACGGCTAACGCCGCACGCACGCTGGCTATCAACGGTACTGCTGCCAATTTGGTGGTGGCTGCCGGCGATCGTCTGCGTATTCGTGCAGCCGCAACTGGCACGCTTGCCAACACGGTGACGTTTCCCGTCTACCGTCTTAACTTTAGCGTTGCGTAATCGGGCGGGGGCTTCGGTCCCCGCTTCTACACATATGGCAGCAATCTACCTTACCCATCCCGTCCACGGCGCCAAAGTCGCTACGCTGGACATTGAAGCTGATTTGGATGTCCAAAACGGCTGGTCACGGTACAATCCCGAGCCAGAGACTGAAGAAGTCAGCCCCGAGCCTGTGGCGCGGCGCAGCCGACGCAATAAGGACGTTTTAATCCAAGAGGAATAGCATGGCGACCTACACCGCAGGCGAACAGATTAACCGGGCGTTGCGGCTGCTAGGTGTGCTGGCCGAGAGCGAAACGCCGACGGCCGCTGTGTCTCAAGACGCCTTGATGGCGCTCAACCAGATGATCGACTCGTGGAACACCGAGCGGTTGTCTGTCTTTGCCACCATCGACCAGATCGTCAACTGGCCGGTCGGCTCGATCAACGAAACCCTTGGCCCTAGCGGCTCCTTGGTGCGCCTCAATGGCACCGCCGTGCGTCCGGTTTTGGTGGACGACGCCACCTACTTCAAAGACCCCGGCACGGGCGTGTCCTACGGCATCAAGCTGATCAATCAGCAGCAGTACGACGGCATCGCGGTCAAGACCGTGACCTCGACCTTCCCGCAGGTGATGTTCGTCAACAACACCTACCCGAACTTTGACATTTACATCTACCCGCGCCCGACACGGCTGCTGGAGTGGCACTTCATCAGCGTGCAAGAGTTGACGCAGCCGGCTGAGTTGGTCACTGAGATTCTTTTTCCGCCAGGCTACCTGCGGGCCTTCACGTACAACTTGGCCTGCGAGCTTGCGCCAGAGTTTGGCGTCGAGCCGTCGCCTCAAGTGCAGCGCATTGCCATGACCAGCAAGCGCAACCTCAAGCGCATCAACAACCCTGACGATGTGATGTCGATGCCGTACTCGCTGATTGCGACGCGGCAGCGGTTCAACATCTACGCCGGCAACTATTGATGAAAACGCCGATCTTAGGTTCCAGCTACGTCGCTCGCAGCGTCAACGCTGCGGACAACCGCATGGTCAACATGTACCCCGAGATCGTGCCCGAGGGCGGCAAGAGCGCGGCGTTTCTGTCGCGCTGCCCTGGCCTGCGCCGGCTGGTTGCGGCCGGCAGCGGCCCAATCCGTGGGCTGTGGGTGCTCAAGGAGTACCTGTACGCCGTCTCAGGCGACACGTTCTACCGGCTCAACGTAATCGGCGACACGACCCGCTGGAAGATCAAGCCCTTGGGTACGGTGACCGGAACCGGCCCGGTGTCTATATCGGACAACGGCACGCAGATTTTCATCGCCTGCAACCCCGACGGCTTCATCTACAACGCGACCACTGAGGTGTTTGCCAAGATCACTGACCCGGATTTCCCCGGCGCGGTCAAGGTGGGCTACCTTGACGGCTACTTCGTGTTCAACGAACCCAACAGCGCGCGGGTGTGGGTGACGTCCTTGCTCGACGGCCTGTCTGTCGATCCGCTTGACTTTGCCAGCGCCGAGGGCGACCCGGACGGCTTGGTGTCGCTGATCGTCGATCACCGTGAGGCGTGGCTGTTCGGCACCAACTCGATCGAGGTCTGGTACGACGCGGGCCTGCCTGACTTCCCGTTGCAGCGCATCCAAGGCGCGTTCAACGAGATTGGCTGCGCTGCCCCGTACTCGGTTGCCAAGCTCGACAACGGCCTGTTTTGGCTGGGGTCTGACGCTCGTGGCCGAGGCATCGTCTACCGCGCCAACGGCTACACCGGCACGCGCATCTCGACCCATGCGATTGAGTGGCAAATCCAGCAGTACGGCAACTTGTCGGACGCCATCGGCTACACCTACCAGCAAGACGGTCACGCCTTCTACGTGCTGATTTTCCCGAGCGCCCAGACCACTTGGGTCTACGACGTAGCGACCCAAGCCTGGCACGAACGGGCCGGCTGGGACAATGGCGACTTTGTGCGCCATCGGTCCAACTGCCAGGCGGTCTATGACGACCAGATCGTTGTCGGCGACTTCGAGAACGGCAACATCTACGCCTTCGACCTGAACGAGTACGCTGACAACGGCGACATCCAGAAGTGGCTGCGCTCGTGGCGGGCGCTGCCGCCGGGCACCAACACCCTCAAGAGGACCGCGCACCACAGCCTGCAAGTCGATTGCGAGGCGGGCGTCGGCACCAACACCGGCCAAGGCAGCGACCCTCAGATGATGCTGCGCTGGTCGGACGACGGCGGGCACACTTGGTCTAACGAGTATTGGGTGCCGATGGGCAAGATCGGCGAGTACTACCGCCGCGTCATTTGGCGGCGGCTGGGCATGACGCTCAAGCTGCGTGACCGTGTGTACGAGATTTCGGGCACAGACCCTGTCAAGCTCGCTATCATGGACGCCGAACTGATCGTGTCGCCGACCAATGCCTGAACAGCAAAATATCACCAACATACCTTCTAACCGTGTCGAGATCATTGATCCGCGCACGGGGATGGTGTCGCGTGAGTGGTATCGGTTCTTTCTTAACCTGTTCAACCTTGCCGGCAACGGCGGCAACCAGACGTCGCTAGACGATCTGCAAGTTGGCCCTCCCCCAATACCAGACTCTGGTGGCGGCGGTGGGGGCGGCGGCTCGGGCACGGTGACCTCGGTCAACATGACGGTGCCTACGGGGCTGTCCGTCTCCGGCAACCCGGTCACCACGGCCGGCACGCTGGCGGTCACCTACACAGCCGGCTACTCCATTCCCACCACCGCGAGCCAAACGAATTGGGACACGGCTTATTCGGAGCGGTTGCAGTGGGACGGCGGGGCCACGAACCTTGTGGCCGCCACGGGCCGCACGTCGCTCGGCGCCACGACGGTGGGCGCTAACTTCTTCACTTTAGCCAACCCCAGCGCCATCACGTTTGTCCAGATCAACGCGGACAACAGCATCACCACGATGGACGCGCCCACGTTCCGCACAGCCATCGGCGCGGGCACTGGTTCGGGCACGGTGACGTCGGTCAGTGGTACGGGCACGGTCAGCGGGCTGACTCTGACCGGCACGGTGACGTCCTCGGGCAGCCTGACGCTGGGCGGCACGCTGGCCGTCACGCCGTCGGACTTCGCGTCCCAGAGCGCCAATACGTTCTTGGCCGCGCCCAACGGCTCTGCTGGCGTGCCTTCTTTCCGCACAATAGTTGCTGCCGACGTGCCGGCCCTGAGCTACGTCAGTTCAGTTGGCGCCTCGGCCCCGCTGGCGTCTACGGGAGGGTTAACCCCTACGCTCAGTATACCGGTCGCTACGTCCAGCGCCGACGGCTACCTGTCCAGCACCGACTGGAGCACGTTCAACAGCAAGCAGCCGGCAGGAGCGTACCTGACCTCGGTGGCTGTGGCGACGGCCAACGGGTTTGCGGGCACTTCTAGCGGAGGCACAACGCCGTCCCTGACGCTCACGACCAGCGTGACTGGGGTGCTCAAGGGCGACGGCACGGCGATCTCTGCGGCCACGGCGGGCACCGACTACTCGGCTGGCACTAGTTCGCTGGCAACTGGCATTTTGAAGTCCACCACAGGGACTGGCGCGCTGACGATCGCTGTCGCAGGCGATTTCCCAACCCTCAACCAGAACACCACGGGCACTGCGGCCAACGTGACTGGCACGGTGGCGATCGCCAACGGCGGTACGGGCCAGACGACGAAGATCGCGGCGTTTGACGCCCTGTCACCCTTGACCACCAAGGGCGACCTGATCGGGTTCGACGGCACGGACAACGTGCGGCTGGCCGTGGGCACGAACAACCAGGTGCTGACGGCCGACTCGACCACGGCTACGGGCCTCAAGTGGGCTGCGGCGTCTGGCGGCAGCAGCAACATCACGGCGCTGGGGCTGTGGGAAAATAGCGCCACGATTTCGGCCAACTATTCGATCACCGCCGGCAACAACGGGATGTCCTCTGGCCCGATCTCGGTGGCCTCTGGCGTCACGGTTACGGTGCCGTCAGGCTCGTCGTGGGCTGTTCTTTAAGGAATTGACATGACCGTCACAGCGCGAAACCTAGTGCCTGCGAAGCTGGTGGAGGACACCCAGACCACTCAGTACATCGTGCCGACCAACGCCACGGCCACGATCATCGACAAGTTCACCGCGACAAATGTCAGTGGTAGCCCGGCCACAATCAGTGTAAACTTGGTCACAGGTTCGGACACCCCTGGCGATAAAAACTTGATCACCAAGACTAAAAGTCTAGCGGCGGCCGAGGTCTACACGTTTCCTGAATTGGTGGGGCAGATCATGCCAACAGCCTCGTTCATCTCAACGATTGCCAGTGCTGCCAGCGCCATCAACATGCGCGTCAGTGGGCGAGAGGTAACTTGATGTCATACGCTGATCTTATGCGTGAGCGCGAAGGCCACTTTGAGGTAGACCCTCAAGTGCAGCACCATTTCTCTGATGGCTTGTACGCCAAACGGATGGTGATCCCCCAAGGGTTTGAGGTTGGGCAGCACGCGCATAAATATAGCCATCTCAGCATTTTGGCTAAAGGCCGCGTGCTGGTTAAGACTGACGGCCAGCAAAAAGAATACGTTGCTCCAGCGTGCGTTGAAATAAAATCGGGCGTACACCACGTCATTCAAGCGTTAGAAGACAGCGAGTGGTACTGCGTACACGCCACTGAGGAAACAGACGCGGATAAAGTTGATCAGGTACTGATCGAAAGGAACTGATATGCCAATCGGATGGATGGCCGCCGCGATGGTCGGCAGTTCTCTTATAGGCGGCAGAGCAGCAAGCAAAGCCGCCAGCGCGCAAGCACAAGCCGCAAGCGAGGCTGGCGATGTACAGCGTGAAATCTTTGAACGGCAGGTTGAACTTAGCAAGCCTTACCGAGAAGCAGGCGAACTCGCGCTCAACAGGCTGATCCCGCTGGCAACCGAGTACACACCGTTCGGAATGGAGCAGTTCCAAGCCGATCCGGGCTATGGCTTTCGTTTGTCCGAGGGTCAGAAGGCGCTGGAGCGGTCGGCTGCGGCGCGGGGCAACTTGTTGTCTGGCGGCACGGGCAAGGCGCTGACGCGCTACGGCCAAGAAATGGGTTCGCAAGAATACATGAACGCCTTCAACCGTTACCAAACGGAGCGCCAAGCGCGGCTGAACCCACTGCAATCGCTTGCCAACGTGGGCCAAACTTCGTCGCAACAGCTTGCCGGGCAAGCCGGGCAGTTCGGATCGAACATGGCCGAGGCCATCGGTGCTGGCGGCCAAGCCCGCGCCTCGGGCTACATGGGCACGGCCAGCGCCCTCGGCGGCGGTTTGAACCAATACCTGAACTACAGCCAGAACCAAGCGCAGAACCAACTGTTGCAACAAGCTCTTAACAGCCGCCGTTACGATCCCGCCAACTTTGCTTATACGAGCTACTGATCATGGCACTTGTCAACCCTCAGATCGCGATGTCGTACCGTCCTACGACGGAGTACCAGCCGCGTAACGCGCTGGCCGAGTACGCGCAGCTTCAGCAGATCGTCGGCGGGCAGCGCCAGGCTGAAGTCGCGGACATGCAGCTTGAATCCTTGCGCCGAAAAGACCGAGCCATAAGCCAAATTCAAGCTGTAGCGGCAAAGAACGGCGGCCCGACTGACCGCCGCCAAATCGCAAGAGCGTACATGCAGTCAGGCGTCCCAGAATTTATGCAATTTGGTTTGACGCTAGAAAAAGATTTGGATGAGCTAGACGCCTTCCAAAGAATTATGGGCGGCGGCGGCGCTCCTGCTGCGCCTGCGTCTGCACCCGGCGCCATTTTGGGCGGCGGCGCCCCTGCTGCTCCGGCTCCGGCACCCGCCGCTCCAGCCGCCGCTCCAGTTGTTGCTCCAGCGCCTGCCGTACAAAGGTCTGGCACAGCAAAAGAAATTTTTGAAGAATACGGCGAGGACGCGGCTAAATTTTTTGAGGACAAAGGGTACTTTGTACCTGGCGCATTTACTCGGCTGGCTGACCAACCGCGCGTAAACCCCGAAGTTGCCGCAAGGGCTGCTGAAAGCGCTGCTTT